GGCAGGGCGCAAAACAGGGATTAGAATATATTAAAAAGTGTATTACTATTAAATTAAGTTAGGGGTCAACCGTGTATTCATCTTTTAATCATTACGAAAGAGACAGAGCAAGTAAGGCTGTTGAGGTTCAAGACCCTAGCAATGCTTATGTAAACATGGAACCGAATTGGATATTGATTGAAGATTTGATAACAGGAACTTATGGCATAAGAAAAAGACATCGAAAATACCTCCCCCAGATGCCCCGGGAACAAGATGAATCATATGACAACAGATTAGCGACTTCAGTTCTTGCGCCTTTGTATATCAGAATCGAAAGGTTGCTTGCGGGTATGCTTACTCGAAAGCCTGTTCGATTGAATGAAGTTTCCGAGCGTGTAACTGAAGATTTATTTGATGTCAATTTACAAGGTGACGATCTTACCAGTTGGACATTTGAAACATCAAAAATAATGTTGCGCTATGGTCATGTCGGGGTTTTGGTTGATGCACCGACAGGCGGAACTGGTCGACCTTATTGGATTACATACAGCCCGCGTGAGATTCTCGGATGGCGGACAGAACTTATTGACGGTCAACAAAAATTAGTGCAGTTAAGACTATTGGAAAAAGTAACTGTTCCCGATGGTGATTATGGCGAGAAAGAAATCGATCAGGTGCGCTTACTAACGCCGGGCGCTTTTGAAGTTCATCAAAAAGGTAAACAAGGAAAATATGTAAAAGTCGATGAGGGAACAACTTCTTTGGATTACATACCGTTTGCGATTGCATATTCAAACAAGGTTGGTTTTTTGGAATCACGTCCACCGATGCAAGATATTGCAGAATTAAATTTATTGCACTTTCAAAAAAGTTCTGACTTTGATAATCAATTAAGAATTTCTGCCGTTCCGATGCTTTGTTTGTTTGGATTTCCGCAGGCTTCAGAAGAAGTAAGTGCGGGGCCGGGTGAAGCAATCGCGTTTCCTGAAGGAGCGCGGGCGGAGTTTGTAGAGATCAAGGGGCAGTCGTTTCAATATCAAAGCGAAAGAATAAAAGATATTGAAGGTCAAATAAATAATCTTGCGTTGGCTGCAATACTCGGCCAAAAACTCGGAGCCGAAACAGCCGCATCAAAAGAAATAGACAGGAGCCAAGGCGATTCGACTTTAAAAATTGTTGCTCAACAGTTACAAGATATGGTTGATAATTGTTTGATGTTTCATGCGAATTATTTAAATATTTCTGAAGTTGGTAATTCTTTCATAAACAGAGATTTCCTCGGACAGAAGTTAGCACCGCAAGAGATTCAGGCAATGCAGGGGCTTTGGGCTTCTGGCGCTATATCTCAAGAAACATTATTGAAACAGTTGGCAGAAGGTGAAATTCTCGGTGATGATTTCGATGTAGAAATGGAAATCGAATCGACACAAATGGGAGATATGCCAGACGAAGAACCGACACCGCCCGCAGAACCAGACGAACAAACTGAAGATCCAGAAGATGACGATTAATGACACAAACGCCGTTAAGGGTTCCGACTGATGTTGCCGAACTCGGCGCTTCTATTCCATACCCTGATTTAATACCAGAAGAATATTTTCGTAATAGTTTAGATTTAAACAGATTTTCAAATAAGGTATCGCGTGAAATCGTTGAATCTTATAACAGGATCATAGTGCGGGCAGTTGATAAATTGGAAGCAATAGAACGGCTTCCGTTAGCCAATCAACCGAAATATACGGCTTCACGTTTGCGTTCTTTGTTATTACAGACAAAGGCAAGTTTAAAAAAATGGGATGTTAAATCGACAAAAGATATGCAACTTGTTTCGGAAGGTGTTGCGAAGATACAGGCGGAATTTGCAACGGCGCAAATGGAAAAAGCATTGCCCGCAGGGATAAGGTCATCAATCAGGACTGTAGAAGTTACACCCGCATTTGCAAAAGCTGTTGTTAATACAAGCGCAAGTGAATTTAATTTACAGATTTTAAGCGATTCATTAAATACAATTGCAGGCGGGGCAGGGGTTAAATTTTCATTGACAGCAAAAGAAGGTGCGTTGATTAGATTACCGAATGGCGATTCTATAAGAAAATCATTTCGCGGTATTACAAACAAAAGCGCGGATAAATTAGGGCGTGAGATTCGGGATGGATTATTGGCAGGAGATACAACCCAACAAATAAGATCAAGATTAATTGGATCTTTGCGTTTTAACTCAAAAGGTAGCGTCAGGCAAATAGCGATGGCAGGCGGAGCCGCAACAAAAGCATCGAATTATCAAATAATGACTCTTGTTCGTACTTCTTTAAATCAAGTAAGCAATGTCGCATCACAACAAGTTTATAAAGCAAATCCAGACGCAACAAAAAAATATCGTTATCTTGCAACCTTGGATACTAGAACAAGTTCGCGTTGTCGTTTGTTAGATCAAAAAGTCTTTGAATATGGAAAAGGGCCGGAGCCGCCACAGCACTTTAATTGTCGATCAAGAACAGTTGCCGAAATAGATTATGACAATTTAAGCCGTGTTTTTGGTCGTAAGATCGAAGCGCCCAGACGTAGAGGATTCAGGCCATCAGAAAGCGGTTTAGTACCCGCAGGCGAGAGTTATGGAACTTGGCTTTCTAAACAATCGACTTCAATCAAAGCAAAAGCACTCGGCGGAAAAAAAGTAAGATTCTTTGATAAATTGTCAAAAAAATATGGAGGTGATCAGGCAATAAGAAAATTTGTTTCTGTTGATGGATCAGAAAAAAGTCTTGCGCAGTTACAAGCGGCTTATGGAAAAAATGCAGATAAAATAAAAATTATTCCTGATGTTATAAGAGAAAGAAAAGGCGCGGAACTTTCTTGGCAAAGATATTCAAACGGATCACTTGCAGAAAAAGCGGAGCCGTCAAACCTTACGAAATGGACGCCAGAACGTCAGGAATTGCATCGAAATATTATTGAAGATGTTATTGCGGAGAATAATCCGAAAGCGCAGAAGAACCCGATTTTCTTTATGACAGGCGGCGGGTCGGCTTCTGGTAAATCAATCATGTTGAAGAAGTCACCTTTGCCAAAAGGAACAGTTGTTATTGATGCTGATGAAATTAAAAAGCGTTTACCAGAATTTAATGCGATGAAAGCAAAGGGCGGAAAGATTGCAGAAAACGCCGCTAACTATGTTCACGAAGAATCAAGTTGGATTTCTAAGTTGATTCAAAGAGAATCAGCGCAGCGAAGGTATCACACAATGCTTGACGGAACTGGCGATGGAAGTGTTGAGAGTTTGACAAAGAAAATTAAAATGATGACAGATCGCGGCATGACAGTTCGGGCGAAATATGCGACAGCCGAGATTGCAACAGCACTTGAAAGAAATTATCAAAGATATATAAAAACAGGCCGAAGAGTTTTACCTGAATATGTTCGCAATGTTCATAGGAAAGTATCTGAGATTGTACCTGAAGCGATCAGGAAGGGCGTCTTTGATGACTTTGAACTTTACGATATGAACAAGGCAGGCGAAGCAATCAAGGTTGCCACGTTCACGAAGAAAGACGGATTAAAAATATTAGATAATAATTTGTATGGTAATTTCTTAGCGAAAGCGGATCAACCCGACAGCCTGTTTGAGAAATGGATGGATAAATAATTTGACAAGTAAAACAATTATGATATAATTAATTTGTACACAAACAAATCAAACCAACATGACCGATTCATTTCAATTTTTATCAAAGTTGCTTGGAATGACAAACAGCACTAATAAACATGAAAAGGCTGTAGCCCAGAGAAAGCTAGAAGAACAGCTTCGCAAATATGGAGTCACCAAAGATCAACTTGAAAAAAGAGTCAAGGAAGGCTTTGAAGATCCAACTTTAAAAGAAGCTATCAATTGGACTTGGAAAGACGCAAACGGATTTGACCAGTTCACAAGAGTCAAACCACATGAACAAATTATTGTTTCAGCTTGCGTTAACTTTTTTAATGGTCGTTTAGTTATCGGCAATTCTTATCACGGAAAATACTTTGATATTTTCGCTACTAAAGGAAACAAGATTCAGATTGATCTTTATGCTGAATATTTAATTGAAGCGTGTGAACGCGCTTTGAAAGAAGAACGCAAAGGTGTTCGCGGTGGATTCGATGCAACTTTCAATTCTAGTTTCA